CTTTTAGTCTAGAGAGCCTTTAGCAGCTGGGATTAGCCTACTGCGACACTCTTGCGACCGACAGCGACGCCACGCGGGTTGACGATGCCAATGCCGATGATCTCGTTAACAACCCAACCGAGCTTGAGCTGCTTGGGCTCATCAGCGGGAAGAACTTCGATGTCCTGACGGACAGGCATAACACCAACAAACTCGGGATCAGCGGTACCGAAGACGGTTCCCGGAGGAACGATCTTAGAAACGATGATGTCAGCTCCCCAGAGCGTAGCATACAGACCTGTTTGAAGGATCTCACGCTGCGTTACGGGGTCAACCTCACCGCCGCCAGTTCCCTGGCCACCACCGGACGCCCAGTTCAGGATGTCGTTGAACTCGATGATGTTCATCAAGAACTTGCTGGTAACTAGGTCCCAGCGGTCAACCTGAACCTTGATCTCGGAGAGATCTCGCTTCAGAAGTCCAGCATCGGCGATGTCCTGGGCGGTGTTTTCACCACCAAGGGTATCATCCCCTGCGAAATCCAGTGACGCGAAGATGTTAGCATCCTCTTGTGCCTGAATTTCCTGCCGAGCCTTCTGCTGCGCACGGTCAATCACGTTAAAGCGACGACGACGAACCTCTGCGATCCTAACGGTAGGATTGGATACGACCTCGAATTCAGGCACGGTTACGCGGTCACCGAAGACGCGGCTCTCTGGAGCAGCGCCGTTCGAGGATACCACGACTGCCGCGACATCAATATCGCGGTCGTATACAGGCAGGGCGCCTTGTGGCAGGGGATCTACTACTAGAACCCTGCGACCGACTCCCTGATAATCCAAGTTCCGACGGATCGGGTTAGCCATCGCCTGCCCAAGCGCGATCTTTCCTTCCTGAGTCATAAGGGCACGCTTGATCAACTCATCTCTCTGCTGGTCATTGAAGGAGGGGGCCTGTGCCAGACCGCTGTTAGCGGGCTGCATCTCCTCAAGAACCGAAGCATACTTGACGATATTGGCCAAGGCATCCTTGACACCCGCGGCATTCATCTCGCCATGGGTGTTAAATAGCTTGGTAGACATTGTATCTTTGGCCTCCTTGAGTACTTATGGTAAGTTCGGCAGCAAAAATGCTGCCAGGATGGCTGCCCATTTTGAGCAGCCACCCAACAGTGCTAAAACTTTATTCTACGCGATAGCTGACTACTGCGTGCTCGAAGACCTCAGCTGCGCCCACGAGGGAAGCAGGAGTCCTTACAAGCGAAACAGCGGTCGTCTCGAACTCGACGAAGCGTCCGACGATGTTACTAGCGCCGATACCGGAGCCAGAAGTCGGGGTCAGAAGACCCGCAGACGTCGGATACAGTGCAGCGCCAGGATCGCAGGATGCGTTGGTTGGCACTAGGCCAAGAGTAGCTGAGGTGTGGACAGCGTCCAAGGTTACAGCATACAGACCAGGCTTATCCCAGGCGGTCGTCTTGCCACTGCCAGCGCTAGTATGAGGACCAAGGTTGGTTCCCGTGGTCGAGAGGCCAGCCGGCGTACCGATGACCTGTCCGAACAGAGTTCCATAACCAGTGGTTCCCTCATCAAGCAGCCACAGGGGCCTGTCGCCATCCGAAAGAGCGCTAGTGATTGCTGCGCGCAGCTGATCAGTGATGTTGGTATAACCATCAAGAGAGTCTGCAGCAGCCTGCTCAGTCGACGTATTGGTACGTGATAGAGCAGTTAGAGTTCCGATTTCACCACCAAGCAATGCAGCATCCGCATCGTCCATGTCGAACTGGCCGAGGGGCTGGATTCCTGGCTGAAGAAGCTTAAGAGCCATTGTTTCTATTCCTCCAAAGTTGGATCGTAATCCGTCTTTGATCTAATGATCCTTGTGGACCTATATATCAGTTTAATGGGAAAATATTAGCAGATTTATGGAAAAATCCCAAGCACTTACGTCATGTCAGAGGTATTCATATCCATAAATCCGCGCAATAAATAGGGTTTTCGTATTAGCAGATTTGGTTACTTCTTGCGACGTTTTACCTGTCTCGCCAAATCTAGCAGTCTTTTCAACGATTCGGCGTTCATTACGGTGCCATCTTTGCGCAGAACCATACCAGCGACCTGCCATCCCTTGCGCGATAGAACGTCCGCCAAGATTAGCTCTAGGCTCATTTCGACGCCCTTTAGTGCCCTCTTTGTCGCCTCATCAAGTTTGCCGGTAACTGGCACACCAACTACTTTCTGAACCTGTGAAATGTTTCCAGGACCGCTTGGCACTGTTGGTGTTGGCGTAGTCTTTGTTGTGGGAAACGCTCCTGTTCCAAGTAGGCGTTGTCCTGCTTGTGCGGCACCAACCATAGCAGCGCGAAGGCTTGTATAACCTTTTTTGACGCTTTTTAGCTTATCGGTGAGCCTACCCTCAACATCAAAGCCCATGTAATACCACTGAGCGCCGCCTCCGGCGGCCACCATAAGTTTTACTAGACCCTCGATCTGCGTTAGCTTTCGTCCGAAACTCTGTAGATGCGTAATGAATGTTGAAAATGCTCTCTTGTCATCAGGAGACGGCACAATCATGAAGCGCGTTTGATATGGTGTAAGCATACCTGTCAGTTTTACAGCCAGAGCAGAAACAGATGCTTCGCTTCCTGCATTTTGTGCCACATCAATTAGATCTTTAATGTCCTCGTGAAGTGTTTCCGTGAGGCCACTGAAGTTGAAATAAGACTGTCCACCAACAGCAGAAGAAACTCCCGCCGCAATAAGTGCGGCAATAGCAAGGGGAGCAAGTGCCTCACGGACAATTGATCCCCTACGTACGAAAGGGCGCTTTTCAAGCCTCCTGAGAGCCTTATCAATGCGTACAGATGCTTCCGTATTTCCGGCATCATCTAGTTCATTGGCCAGCTTAACCAGTTCACGTGCGATTGAAGCATGAACGCCAACAAACGTTCCATGCGGAAGCTTAGTGGCAACCTCAATGTTCTTTTCCTGTTGTTCGATCTGATTCTCAACTACGCCGCCATCACCCATCGCGTCAGCCAGCTCTACTCGCTTAGGGTGTGCTTTGTTGATAAGATCGGCACCAGTGCCATCTGTTACGTTATAGTCTTCTGTTTCTTTGTGACGAGTTGGTACTGGATTATCTTTGTGCGGATTTCCAACAACATCATCGTCGCTAGCCGGAGAAAGATCCGAATTGATCAATCCGCTCTCGGCGGCGATCTTTACGAAGTCATCCATGACCCGACTGCCGTTCCATTCAGCGCTCATATTTTTCTCCTGCCTCCGAGAATTTGTCCTATCTCATTCTCTATCTGTTTCATGGGCTTCGTTTTGCGAGCAGCAGCACCGTAGGTCTTCTCTGGCAAAAGACGCCTAGCAATATTCATTGGGTCTGGACCAACAAAAGTTTTGTAGGCATCTATCTCGCTAAGTGGTGCGCCACTATGAGCAATACGAACATCTGCTAGGATTGGACCCATAGACGGATGGTTCCAAAGCGACCTACCACGAGCATCATAAAACATCTTGGAGAATCTATCTCCCGTCTTCGTATCGCGAATGATATTATCAAGCGCCATGATGATGGACTTTTGTACGCCACCTCTATTTCTCCACCGTCGCCAAGATGTCTTGGCACTAGGAGCTACAGGTGATGTCTTAGTCTTGGTCTTAACCGATGGCAAGCCGAACAAGCCCGGTGTGGTTGGTGCGGTTGCTTTTCCGGAAGACGGAAGGAACTTCTTTACTACAAATCCTATTCCTGCTGATAGCAAAAGACCCTTAGCAAACAGTTTTAGCACACCATAAAGGACCGCAATAAGTGACAGACGTTGCTGTCCCTTAACTAATCCGAGCCATGTGGCAGCACGACCCAAAATTCCAGCGTGCTTTTCCATCGTATCGAGTTCAGCCCACGCCACAAGCAAGTCAGACATTTCCATATGTCCACGTGCCGTGATGCGCTGTTCGAAAGAAGAAGACTTGCCACGTACCTTGTTTATGATGGAGTCTACTGTGCTCTTAGCCGCATTCAGTAGGCCGCCCGATGTTACTTGTTTTGGTGTTGATGTACCACCAAACCCAAGCAGCTTATCGATAATGGCACCAACTTTACTTGGTCCGAAACCAAGCTGCTCAGCAACGCCCATAAGAATAGCCAACATCCAACTGCCGCGAGCAATAAGGATTCCAGGCGTCATGAAGCGGAAAATAGTCTCGAACGGCTTTTGCCGAAACGAAATCTTATTTACCTCCGCGCCAATGCTGGACACGACTGATTGGACGATGTCTGATAGACCCGCCTCTTTTACAAGTTGTGCTGTGTTAGTAGCGTACCTTGATCTCATGAATCAATCCATCCAGCTCTTCTACGACATTTGCTATCTTGGTAGACGCCTTTGTAGCCCATGAGGGATTCTTTTCAGTAATTTCTTGATTCAGTTTACCAAGATAATTCTGGACCCAT